GTGCAACAGGTATTCAAGGTCCACAAGGGCCACAAGGTGCTGATGGCCCGCAAGGTCCACAAGGAGAAATAGGTGCAACTGGTATTCAAGGTCCACAAGGGCCACAAGGAGAAACTGGTGCAACAGGTATTCAAGGTCCACAAGGGCCACAAGGTGCTGATGGCCCACAAGGTCCACAAGGAGAAATAGGTGCAACTGGTATTCAAGGTCCACAAGGACCACAAGGAGAAACTGGTGCAACTGGTATTCAAGGTCCACAAGGTCCGCAAGGCCCACAAGGTGAAATAGGCGCGACCGGGCCACCCACGGCAGCGGATGAGAATACCACAACAGGAACAGTTACAACTGATAATGTATTAGGTACTTATTATAATATGTCTTCAGCTGCTACAGCTACAACTTACAGTATAAGCCCGGCATCATCTGAAGTAGGTGGGTTTGCTAGAATATTGTCTAACACGGCCACACAACCGAATGTCAATTTAGCTACGCAGATTAAAGGTGATGGATTTATAAGTAACACTAACATGTATTTAACTATACAATTTAATGGTAACCGTAATGAATATTGGTTAGAACAAATAGCACCATAAACTTATGAGAAAGATTTTATCAGGTAGACGAGGCTCAGGTAGAGGGAGATTTCAAATGGTAGTTAATACTGCTATACAGACCACATATAAACAGACACCATCTGCAACTAATCAGTTTTATTTTCCTATTGTTGATGGAACAGATCGCTTGGGATATACTATTGCTTTTACTATAGACTGGGGTGATGGTCAAACTTCTAATGTTGATTCCTCTAATTATGCTACAGAGTGTTTGCATACTTATGCATCATCTGGTACATATACAATTTCAGCTGAAGGTAATATTGCAGGATTTTGTTTTTGGAATATTAATATTCCAGGAAAATCTGATGGTAAGAAATTATTGGAAATAACACAATGGGGAGATCTAAAATTAACAGGAGGTGAAGTAGGAACAGCTGGGCAAACCTTTAGGCAATGTACCAGCTTATCAAAAATATCAGCACCTGATACGCCATGGTTTCCTCTTCATGCTACATTTAGCACTCGTAATAATAGAGGGGCAAGAGGATTATTTAGTGGTTGTAGTAGTCTTTCTACAATTAATAATATTGGGAATTGGGATGTAAGTCAATGTGATATTTTAGAAATAATGTTTAGTGGGTGTATAAAATTGGCGTATGGAACAAATGCTCTAGGGCCGTTAGCTTTTGCGTTATGGGATGTAAGTAATTGTTATAGATTTGAACGAATGTTTAACGGGTGTGTACTCATGAATGCTAAGATGTTTTCTAATGTAGGGGCAAACACTGGAACTCTTTCTCTTGATTTTAAAATGATGTTTAATAATTGCTCTGTCTTTGATAATGTTAATAGTGCATCTATGAATTCTTGGGATATGGAATACGCGACTAATATGTATATGATGTTTGAAGATTGTACAATCTTTAACGATGATATAACAGGATGGGATACTAAGAGGGTTACAACCATGTTTAGTATGTTTGAAAATGCTCAAAATTTTAACCAAAATATTAGTGGTTGGGATACTGCAAATGTGGTTGATATGAGAAATATGTTTAAAGGTACTAGCGCTTTTGATCAACCTATTGGAAATTGGGACGTAGACGCATGGAACATATACACTGTTGGTAACACTCCTTTGACTAATGCATCATCTACCTTCACATTATCTACTGTTAATTATGATGCATTATTAATTGCATGGGATGCTTATAATTTTGCATCTTGGCCGGGTGGTACTGTAGACTTTGGTAATAGTCAATATAGCTTAGGAAACCCTTCAGTAGTATCTGCGCGCTCAAGTCTTGCTACTAAATGGGGAATACTTAATGACGGAGGAGGAATTTAAAAAATAATAAATTATGGTACAAGATATAACACCAACTGGAGATGATTTTTATATTGTATATGAAGATGCTAAGAAAACTTCATATCTTATAGCATTTCTTACGGGCATTAATAGATCTGGTAAAGGAGGTGTAAGAGAAGCTACTGTTAAATATCCTCTTGCCAATATAAATACATTTTCAAATTTTGAAGCTTTTAATAATGGATTAATTGCTGTTGGACAACCTGCTATGACATGGGATCCGTATATAGAGGATGATCCTGCTAAAGAATGTAATCAAGATAATGATGGAAACTGTACATAATAGATTCTTAAACAATTATTATATTTAATGTATAATAATAAATAGACAACAAATGCAAAAAGATAATATTGATGAAGCTTCACCAGAAGTTAAACATTGGCAGTGGATTAAGGGTGATGATATTGGTTTAGTAGTTACTATCAAAAATGAAGATGACAAATGGATAAACTTTGAAAATGGTGGTAGATTAGCCAAAGGTTTAAAGTCTGAATACATACAAGCATTGAACGAAGATATAGCTGGAGAATTTGTACAACCTACATCTGCTGGAAAAGATCCACTAAATGTATCAGCACCACAAAAGACACCAACTGATGTTTCAATTCCTGCTTTAAATACTACACCAAACCCTATTAGAGTTTTATTTAATAAACAAAAGAAAAACAATAAAGTAAAACTTATTCTAGAATTTCCTGTAAATATTCCACAAAAAGCTGTTTACGAATTAATGAGTAGTTCTTTTGATAAGAATGAAGTTAATGATGTATTAGAATCATTTATCTTAGACCAATTATCTGAAGATGAAATATTAGACTGCTTACACGGTAGTGTACAATCATTAATCGAGAGTAAGTACAAAGGCGAATAGCACACTTTATAACTAGTAATATATAATAAAATTAATCATATGAGCGAGACTGCAAATCAAACTATACCTAATCGTCGCCAAAGAAGAGCGGCTATGAATTACCAAGGAATTCTAAAAATGAAAAGTAAATTATCATTAAAAGAATGGTTAGAAATCTGTAAACAAACTAGAGAAAAAGGAAATGAAATACATGCTGCTAATGTTGAAGCTGCTGAAAAATCTATATATGCTTCGTTGGAGGCAGCTGAACTTATTCATATAAATAGATGGAAAGAAGAAGGTTATACAGATAAAGAAATAGAAAAATTAAGAGATGCATTAGCTCTGATTACAATTAAAGATAAATCTACTTGGCATAAAGACAAAAAAGTTGCAAGGAAAACCTTTAAAGAATTAAGGGAAAAACTAAACTCAAGAAAATCATAAATGATTAAGATAGTTTTAGAACCGGCTAGAAATGGTGTAATCAAAAAAGTCATTGATGACAATCATGGTGGAGGTAGAGAACATTTTACCTCAACGGATGTTTATGAGTCAAATGAAAATGATAAGAATCAATACAGTTATGTAAAAAGATTCTTTTTTGATTTGTGCGATGACCTTGGGTTAGAGGTCGGTAGTAAATTTGATAAAACTGTATTAGATATTAATACACAGTGGGGTACTCACTATGAACCTTCTGCAAAAGATATTGAATTTAAAATAAAGAAACTTAAGAGTGAGCTTAAGGAACTAGAAGAATGGAAGAAGAACATATAGAATTTAATTTCATATACTCTAATGATGCGCTACGCGTTAAAACATTTCTTGGAAACGTTCCTAGGAGTATAGAGTGTATAAATTATATGGATATATTTAACAAACTTACAAAGAATGATTTTTATCAATATGAACCATCTGATGCAGTAGTATCATCTTATTTAATGAGACAGTTACAGAATGCAATAGGGCGTAACATTTCTACAACAATATTTTATGTTTTAGGAAATCTTAATAAAGAAACAGTTGGCGGAATACAAACATATGTAGAAACATTATCTGATAAACCTATTACTTATAAAATTTATCATTCACCTGATATTACTGTCAACGGTACTGCTGAGTTATTCGATGACATAATAGAATTTGAATGAAAACACATAGGATATTTAATAAAGGACAAAATGTATACTGCCTTTTAGCATCTCATACTAATCCTAACATACTTTTACCCGTTAAGGGTAAAATCTTAGATTCCAAATGGGATCCAGTAAATCCACTTTATCAAATTCGTATTATTAAGTTTTATGATAATATGAGATTTCTTAAACAACATTTCTTTGATATGAATTTTAGACATATGTTTGAAAACAGAGCAAGGAAAATGATTCTCAAAGCTGAAGACTTTAAAACTGTTAAAGTTTTAGAAGATAGATTAAATGAAAAAGATAGAGAAAGATTTTATGTAGTTATAGAATCAGTCATGTGTACAAAAACAAAAGTTGGATTATCTGAATTATTTGAAAAGGTTCAACTTTATATGATTTCTAAAAACTTAAAAGAGATTAGAGACATATCATCCAGGCCATTTTTCAAAGGGCCCCTATCATTAGATAGCGTAAGAGAATTTGATGCTAGATACAAAATAGGCTGGGCTGACAAATTTGAAAAAAGTAACTTAAGCATCGACAAGTACCTCAACAGCTTAGGTTAAATATATAATAAAATAACTGTATTTTATGGGATTTAATTTAAGTGAGAAAATAGGTAGTCTTAATGATGCAATGTATCCTGGACCTAATAAGTTAAACAACGATAGGTTAGGACCTTTTGGTGGTGAATCTACAGGTTTTGCTAAAGGTGTAAGTGACTTATATTCAAAAAACTTTTATACTAATTCAGCAGTAGCGGATTCTCTAACCGTGGCAAAAGGTATGTCTGATACCCCAATTCCATCATCTATTGCTAATAAGTATGCTCTTTTTAATTTTCAAGGATTTTATGGAAACCTAGAATCTTCACAAGGTAATAATTTTATTGACCAGGCAGATAATCCATTAATGGGTGGTACACAAGCTAATCAAGTTTCATTGCCAAAGATAATTAATTACTTTGAAGAAAAGTATCCTAAGATAGGTTATAAGCCATCAGATTTTTTATATTCTAAATATTACAAAAAGATTCCAGTAAATCATTTAATTACATTAAGAAGATTTCCAACACCTATTCCTGATAATATTTATAAGTATAGTGTTAGGCCTAAGGATTCTGAGAATGATGAAGTTGATGCAACTCAGATTGCTGGTGTAACTGCTATAACTTATTTAGGTGAAACCGCAGGTAATACATTAGAAGAATTATTAAAAATGTCTTTTGGATTAAATTACAAAGAACTTAAAGCTGATTTTGAAGCTATTGACCAAGGTGGTGCTGGAGGAGGTTATACTCAGCAACCTTTTTACAACAAAATTGGAGGTGTAGGTAGGGCAATAGCTGATTCTGCAAAGGATGTTAGTTCTGGAGCTAAGTTTAGAGCACAAAATGGTGCAGGTAGTAGTACAGCAGATAGGTTAGGTACTACTTATGCAAATTTTGTTTTAGGTCCTGTTAACGTAATTGATACTACACAAATTAGAGATAGAGGATTAAAGTTTTCAAATGATATGAAACTAACATTTGAATATGAATTAAAATCGTTAAGCTATATTAATCCTAAAATAGCAATGATTGATATTATTAGTAATATGTTAACCATGTCTACTAATAATGCTCAATTCTTTGGTGGTGGGCATAGGTATTATGGTAGTGCAGGTTATGTAGCTAGTCAATTTGGAGATCCTAATTTATTAAGAGGTGGTAATTTTTCTGGGTATATGGGAAGTGTAGTTAATGATGTTGAGAATGGATTCAAAGGATTATTTGGCGATCAGGAAGGCGGTTTTTCTGCAAACAGTTTTGTAGATGGATTAAAAAAGGTTGGTAAGAATTTACTAGGTAATATGTTAGGAGGATTTTTAGGTAGCCAAGTAGGTGGGCAAACAGGTACACAAGCAACAAAAGCTTTTATTAGTGGTGAACCTACTGGTGACTGGCATATAACTGTTGGTAATCCACTGAATCCTATCGTTATGATGGGTAATATGATTTGTGATAACTCTACAATGACATTAGGCCAAGGTTTAGGTTATGATGATTTTCCTATGGAGGTAAAATTTGAAATAGATATGAAACATGCAAAGCCTCGTGATAAAGGTGATATAGAAAATATGTTTAATGCTGGAAAGGGTAGAATATACGCATCTGCCGCCGGTATGGAAGATGTATTAAATTTAGCAGGTAAAGAAGTTGCTACTTATGGCTCTATACCAGACATTGGAACACAATCATTAAAACCTAGTACTAATCAAGCAGCAGCAGCTGATTTTAATAATGAACAGATTAGTAATATTAAATCTAATAAGTCTGCGAAAGGTAACTTAGGTTTAACAGCAACAGCCGAAGCGGTTAGTAATACAACACAAATGCTAATTGATTCATAAAAGAATAATTAAAAATGAATATTAAATCTCTTACATTAAAGAATAAAATATCTGATGATAAAACTGGAGAACAGTATTATGACTTAACAGCCCCTTCATTTAAATATAAAAGAGAGCTTGGTGTTAAAGCATTACACTACGTAACAGCTGATGAGGCAGGTCGAGTTGATAAAATATCACAAAAGTATTTTGGGTCAGGGAAGTACATTGATGCCATCTGTGTTGTTAATAATATTTTTAATCCTTTTAGTTTACAAGAAGGTGATGTTTTAGCTATACCTCAACTTAAAGAAGAAGAGCTAGTTTATAGGAGACCTAATGCAGCATCTAGACCAAGTGCAGCATTATCACAATATGTTGATACTGGTAGACAGAGCGAAATGGATCAATCAAGAATACAGCGATTGATACAAAAAGCCAAAACCAAAAAGGCTGGAGTAAAAGCGCCTATTCCACCTAACATGCTTCAACAAGGGCAAGATGCCAAAGTATATGAAGGAGGAAAAATAAAATTAGGTGCTAACTTACCTACTAGGAATAACACAAACACATAATTATAGGATATGTCTGAAAGCATAGTTGAAAGAAATATATTAACAGTCATAGAACCTGCTATTAAATTAGATCCTTTAGAAATATTGGATATAGAAAGCGGTAGTGAAAATTCGGATAATAGTACGATGAAGGAAAGACCTTCCAAATTTTCACAGGTAGTTCCTGTTATTAAAATAAATGGCTATGATGTTCAAATGGATAGATTAAATCTATTCACACTAAAAAATAATGCTTTTTATCCTACATGTAGAATTCAATTTGCAGATGTGGACGGAATGTTTACTGCAAGATTTTATCCTAAAGATGGTGACTTAATACAAGTTAATATCAGATCCCAGGGTGATGAGACTACATTTAAACCTATAAGAATAGATTTTACTGTTGTCGATTGTAAACCTGTTGGCGGAGGTGGTGGAGTTTCAGCTAGTGAATATCTCGTAACAGGTAGAATGTTTATTCCAAACCTTTTTACAGAAAATGTAGAATATGAAGAAGAGGTTACTAGTTGGGATGCTTTATTAAATATTGCAGAAAGATTACAATTAGGCTATGCTTCTAATGTTGAGGAAACTGCGGATACTATGACATGGACTAATCCTAATGATACTACCGAAACTTGGATCCAAGATATTGTTGCAAATAGTTACTTAAGTGATGAAACTTTTTTTACATCTTATATTGACCCTTACTATTATTTAACTATGGTTGATGTTAATAGATTATTTAGCCAAGAAGGTGAAATTGAAGCAAGCCAAGATTTTAGCCAAAACGCTGGAGATACTATTGGTGCTGAAGGTGCTGAGGGGCAAGAAGGTAATATTCCAAATTATTTAAGTAACATGGTTCAAATGCAAGGTGGCGCAAGATATGTTTCTAAATATGAAATGGTTAATAAGAGTGGTGAGATTAGTAAAGCTAACGGTTATAAAAGATATACTCAGTATTGGGATTTAGAAGCCAAAGAATGGATAAGTGAATTTGTAGATCCTTTAACAAATGATACACCAGGAATGATACCAGCAACAAAAGGTAGAATTATAGACGGTGAACCAGAAGGACCTAGAAATGACCAAGTTAAATATAAATATCTAGGAACACAAGGAGACAACGTTCACCCTGAATTTCAATACGCAGTAGTTCAAAACTATCAGAATAATGTTGAGATTAATAAAATGGGAATGATTATAGAATTAGATACAGTTAACCCTGCTCTTGTAAGATATAGTAGAATATATGTTCAAATTTTAGAATATGCTAGCCCAATAAAAAGTACTTTACTTGGACCAAATAATGATGAGATTGAAGGTGAAGATGCACCACAAACTAGATCAGGTGATGATGTAGAAAATGATGCAGCTTCACAGAATGGTATAGTGAATGAATACTTAACGGGATTTTATGTTATAACTGGTGTAGAGTGGTTATATACTGAACCTGGTCCAATAAGAATGAAATTAAAATTACAGCGACGAGAGTTTACTCCGTCTACATAAATAAATATAAAAACATGATTAGATTATGCCTTTAATAGATTTAGCAAATCCAGCAGGTAGCCAAGGATTGGCGCAATTAGCTGGACCTTTTGGTTCTTATTTAGGTGGAAGTTCATTTCCATCTAGTTACGAATTTGCAAAAAGGTTTGTAAATAATGCAAAGACAGCTAACGGATCTGGATCTAATGCTGTAACATCATTAGATGATCCTACGTATCTTGGTTTTAGTTTAATGTTTGATATTACATCGCCGTTATTTAATGGCGCCACGGTTGGCTCAAATGGAATTCCTCCTGCTGCTCTAACACCTGCACCTGAAGATGGTCAGGTATCTACACAAGGCGGACTTATTAGTACACCATCTGATTCAAATAATAATTATCCTTCAACCCCATCAGCAGTAGCATACTTAAATAAAATAGGAGAAGCAAATAGAGCTGAATATTTAAAAGCATTTATTCAAGGTATTCAGGAAGTTAATCAAACAAGACCATATTATTTTCAAACAATTGCAGGCATAAAAGAAGCATGGGAAAAAAATTCTTCATTCTCCATAGATCCTTATACAGGTACAACTGGAGAAGAAGGTATAACTATAGGCTGCCTTGAGGCAATTGATTTAAAAATTACTGCTCTATTTAATTTATATAAAATGGCTGTTTATGATAATCGTTATAAAAGATATGTCGTTCCTAAAAATTTATTAAAATTTGATGTCTATGTTTATGTACAGGAAATAAGAAAATTTAAAACTGTAAGAAATTGGTTAGGTGCACTAAATCCTAGTGATGCAACAGCTGATACTAAGGAATTTGTAAATGAAAATACTTCACAAGTAGGAATGAGATTTATGGAATGTATGTGGGATCCTGCTGCAAGTGGTAAAGTATTTGAAGGTGTCACTAACACCGGAGGTAATATAGCATCCACAGAAATAAAATGGTCGTATGGGAACATGGAAGATACATCGCAATATTCTGGTTATAATGATAAATTAGATGCAGGTAAAACACAAGGGAATACTGATCCTAGCTTTGCAGGAAAATTAAAACAATTTGGTAAAGACCAATTAATGAACCAAGTAAATGGGGCGGTTAATTTAGCAGGAAGATTTGCATCTAGTGCCATACAAGGTTTAACATTAGGAAATGTATTTGGATTAAGAAATCAAATACTTGGTGCTATATCCAATCCACAAGCATTAGCAAATGCAGCTGCCGGTGCAATTATACCAGGCACAGACGGTGAATTAGATACATTTGGAAATGATACAGCAATTACAAACATAGGTGATAATCCACTAGGGGTTGCACCAGATGCTGCCCCATTTGCTGCCTCTCAAGTTTATGACCCGGCTACTCCTGTTAATGACGGGCTAGATTCTACTAATGTTTTTGGTCCATCTGGGCCACCGCCTAATTCTACTATAACAAAAGAAAATATATTTGATTAATGGGAAAAGTAAATCCAATAAATTTTAATTCAGATGATTTAAGATCTACACAATGGGTAGGAATTGTCGAAGATACTAATGATGATATATTTGAAGGCCGATGTAAGATTAGAGTATATGGTAAAATGGATGATCGTGTAGATCCTGAAGATCCAGAAAGTGCATATAAGATTCCAACCGCTGCTCTCCCATGGTCAAGACCGCATCAGTTAATGTATGGTGGAAGTAATACAGGAAGTGGTAAATTTGAAATTCCTAAATTAGGTTCTATTGTAAGACTTACTTTTGATAACGGAAATTTTTATCAACCTGTTTATCATGAAAACATTTACCCTTCAGATGAAACTAAAGCTGAGGTAGAACCTTCATACCAAAATTCTCATGTATTAATTTATGATACTGCATTTGGTTTAACTGGAGAATTGCAAGATGGTGTATCTGAAGTAACTAATGAAAGAGAAGGTGAACATATTAAAGTTTTCTTTACAGAAGAAAAGGGGTTAATGATGGACTATACTACAACTGAAGGTCCAACTACTGTAAACATAAAACCTGATAACTCTGTTGAAATAATAAATGCTAACGGTGATACTATTGTAATGCTTAATGATGGTAATCTAACCTTTACACACTCTGCTCAAGTTACAATTAACAGTGGAGCAAATACTGAGATTAATTGCGAAGATGCAATAATTAATTGTAAAAACACCATTATTAATCATTCATCATCTATTGAATTAGGACAAGGTGCAAGTGAGCCATTGGTATTAGGAAATAAATTTTTGTCTTTATTTAATAGCCATACTCATATTGGAGATAGAGGTTCACCAACAAGCCCGCCTATGAAACCAATGACACCTGCTGAATTGAGTCAAAAGCAAGTCAAAACTCTTTAAATATATAAATTATAAAATTTTAAATTATGCCATTAGTACCAAGTATTTTAGAAGCAGCTATGAAAGCTGCATTTATTGCGGGTGAAACTGCAATGGAAAATAAGGCAAGTGAAAATATTAAAAATGGAAAAGCAACTGTATCTAATACTGATATAAAGAAAGCAGGCGGTAAGGCATTTGCTGAAATTGCAGCACCGGCTATAGATGCTTATATAAAATCAGGATTGGTAACTACTGCTGTTACAACTGTCGTAGCAACCACGGGTGGTCCTGGAACTGGTACAGGTGCAGGTGCAGGTGCAATTACCTAATGAAACAATCTACTAACTCATATGTATAACTAATACTAGATGTACAAATATATAATCTATAATAACCTCGTAAAAAATAAAAAATGACCGAACAAGAAATCACAATCCAATTAAGTGATGATCCATTTGATACAAAGACAGTAAAAGTTCAAGTTCCTGAGGGAACAAAATTAATGTGTAATGAAGCTTATGCAGCAGATGTACTCTCGATGTATGGAGTTTCAGATCCTACTTTACAAAAAACACAACTGATAGAAGACAATGTGGCTTATACCACGAGAGGGGAGGTTACCTTTATATCTAAAGATAAAGAAAGAGCCCTTATTGATATTCAATCTAAATATACTGCATATTGTACTCTAACAAAAGAACCTGATTATATTGTAGAACAATTAGAGGTTGGTATGGAGATCGATGTTAAAATTAAAACTAATCAAAAAACTGGAGATGTTATTGCTTCTATTTCTGATGCAATAAGAGAAGTTAAGTTAAAAGAAATTAAAGAATCCATTGGTAATTCTACAGTAGGATTTACTGCTAAAGTTAAAGAATTAATTCATGGTGGTTATTGGGTAGATGTAGCAGGTATTAAATGCTTTATGCCAGGGTCATTAGCAGGTTTAAATAAATTGCATAATTTTGAAGCTATTGTTGGAAAAGAAATAGTTGTTATGCCAATAACATTCTCAAGAGAAAAAGATACTGTCGTAGTATCACACAGAGAATATTTAAGAACAATGATTCCAACAACAATAGAAAAATTAAATGAAACTATTAAAGAACCAAGAACTGGGTTTGTAACTGGAACTACTAAGTTTGGGGTATTTGCAGAATTTGATGAATGCTTAACTGGCTTAATTCCTAAAGCTGAATTGACTGAAGAATTGCAAAAATCATTAGACGACCGAAGTATTAAGCCAGGTGATGAAATAACTTTTTGGGCTAAAGAAGTTATATCAGATAGAAAAATTATATTAAGTCAGCTTGGTCCTAAAATTGATTTATGGGATGGTGTAGATGATAAATATAAGCCTATGATGATTACTGAAGGTAAAGTAACTAAAATAACTTCATACGGTGCTTTTGTTGAATTAGAAAAAGGAATCAGTGGATTAATACATAAATCTAAATTAAAAGGTGCTGATTTATCTAAAGGTGATTCTGTAAATATAAAAATTGGTAGTGTAAATGTTAGTGATCGTAAGATTACAATGAACATAGCATAACCTATTCCTGGTTTGAATATATAAACAAATCAGGAACTACATGTACACTAACGAACAGCTGAATGCTATATATGCATCAAAAATTGGATTAGAATTTGAATTCTTTGCAAATGAAGGATTAGATGAGGTTAAAAGAAGCCTTTCTAATACTTTAAATAAAAGAATACAAATAGAAGAAAAAGCTCACAGTGAATTTACCCCTAGTGATGAAGTATTTAAATTAGAGCCTGATAATTCAGGGGGGAGTGGTATGATTGAATTGGTCACTGGGCCAATGCCGTTTGTTGAATCAAAACTTATTATTGCAAAAACTCTAAAGTGGATTCGTGAAAATGGATCCACTAATGAGCGATGTAGCATTCATATTAATGTAGCTTTTGATGGAAAGAAATTAGGAACTCCTACTAATGTATCTAGTTTGGATATTGGTAAATTTGTTTTAAATTTTAATGAAGATAAAATTTATGAAGCATTTCCTAACAGAAAAAATTCAGTTTACGCAAAATCAATAAAATTCGTAGTCCCTTTAAGTGGAATGACACAACCTTCACCAGAAAAAATTTCTTGGAGAAATTATATGTTTGTGTCTGAAAAGTATTACGGGGTAAACTTTTCTAAATTACCTAAGAACTATATAGAGTTTAGATATTTAGGTGGAAAGGATTATGAAAAGAAGTATAATACTATAATGAATTTAACAGAACATTTTGTTGTATCATTATATGAATCTTTAATGTATCCTAAATATACTAAAGAAGATATAAAAAAATTAGATGCTGTTTTAGAAAAACATAGTGGTATAGTTGAATCTTATAAAGACTACCAAGCATTTAAGAAAAAATTTCCTAAGGTTAAATTAATGGTTGATCTACAAACATATGACCAAATTGTAGAAACATTTTATCCTAAGATGAGAGAAAAAGTTTTTAAACTTTTAACTTTAGCAGGATTAAAGGAAGGGCTGATTAATTATGATGCTGATACCGGAAGAATTCAATTAAAGAATGCTGAATTAATGCAATGCTTTGAGATAAGAGGTATTGATATTGTAGACTGTAAAGTTCAAGGTAATATTTTAAATTGTGATATCTTTAGTTCAGAACTAGTAAATTCATCTTTATTTGAAAGTAATTTATTTGGTGCAACTGATGCTGCTGATTGTAAGATAGAAGATTCTTATGTTAGCAAAAATGTAATGTGTAAAGATTCTTATGTCTTTGGTGCTAAAGGTGTATTCAGTGGAGAAATGGACGGTGGAATATTTAGAAAAGGTAGAGCTACTAAAATGGCTAGATTTGAAAATGCTGAAATAATTGAAATAGAAAAAATATAAAAAAGTATGGCTAACAAGAATACTTATTGTAATGACCCAGAAGAAGCTGCGTGTTTAGATGAATTAATTAAAATAATTAATGATGATTTAACTATTGCTTGCCAGATTCCATTTACGGTTCCAAAAAAAGAATTGGCTAATATTATAAATAGGGCAAAGAATTATTTTTATAAAATATACGAGGATAGTGTAGAGCAAATGTATATTGCATTACCAGCAGGCGCATTACGAAAACCAGATTTTAAACAAGGAGTACCGCATGCTACTGGTGTAGACAATGAAACTATAACAAATAAAAATCAATTAGCTAACCCAAGGGGTATAGTACAGATGCCGTCTAGGGTATACTCTGTGAATGATGTATTTGAGATTGGTGGATTTAGTGGAGAAGATGGTGGATTTGGTAGTATGAGCTTTAATGCAGACGATGTAGATTTTTCAATTGATAAATTTATTTATGATGATGTTTATGGTGCTGGTATTGGAAGTGAAAATTTAATGTACTATGTTGTTAACTCATTATTTATGGATAATGCAAGACAAGTTTTATTACCACAAATATCATATACTTATAATAGGCTTACAAAAAAGTTTAGATTTCAAGGAGAGCTACCTAAGAATGCGGTTATATTTGAAATATTTTCTACGATTCCTGATTGTGCTTTATTTGAAGATGAAGCATTCCAAAGATATGTTATAGGAATGGCTAAAATTCAACTCTCTAGAATCTTAGGAACGTTTTCTTTTAATCTTCCAGGTAATATTACAATTAATTATGATATGATTTCATCGGAAGGTAGAGAAGAAGTTGACAGAGTTGTAGAAGAAATTAAAGGTGATGAAGGTGTTGATTACTTTTTCACAGGATAATTATAATCTGAAAGCTATTAAATAAAAAGAGAATATATAATAAAAAATTAGTGTTCTTCAATGATTAGAGACATTTATAGTAGAGATGCATTAGCTCCAAAGTATAATGAGCAAACTTTAGAGGTTAGCGATACGTTATCTCAATTAATTCTTAAAATAGAAAACTGCCTGTTTACTAATAAAGGAGATGTATTAGGAGTACCTGGTATAGGTGCAAATTTAGATGAATTAATTTTTTCATTAGTATTAAATGAAAACACTATACAAAATAATATCAATAGTCAAATCACTGCATACTGTTTGCCACAAATGGCCGGGTTTGATATAGATACTAAAGTTTCATTCTTTTCTACATTAGAAAGGGATGGTTGCCTTGTTGATATATTTGTAAATGAACAGAGAGTATTAGGGGCTCTTTTTTAAAATAATAATGTAAATGTCATTTTTTAGTAAAACAAGATTAAAAGCCACGGAGTTATTTCAAGATTCATTTGATTACCTTCAGCGTACATATGATCAATCAGTTGAGGTGTTTACACCGGCTTCGCCGTTTGGACAAATACTAACTGTTGTTTCTAATTTAGGTGAAATGATATTCTTTTATATAGAAGCCGTTGCTACAGAAATGAATATATCTAGAGCAAGAAACATTGAATCTATTTATGGCTTATCCAGGTTAACTGGCCATGACCCTACAAGAGGTATATCGGCAAGAGGTATTATTGGATTAAGATTAAATACAAGTGCTGCTACTCTTCTTAATGGTGATTACGTACAAATTATGAACGGTTTACCTTTTCAAATTGGGCAAAACGGATTGCAATATTTTTTAAGATTTAATAGTGACTTTATTAGATTAGATAAAACTAATAAGTCTTTTGTTAATGTTGAAGTTATACAAGGGGAAAAAGAGGATCAATCCTTTACAGGGAGCGGCAACCCATTACAAAGTTATAACTTAAGCACAAAAGAACCAACTGATGAATACTTAGTGGAGGTTTTTGTAGACGGTGAATTATGGAAATTAGAAGATTCTATATATGATATGAATAATGGAGACAAGGCTGCGATGGTTAAATCAAGTGTCAATGGAGGATTAACTGTATTTTTTGGAAATAATCAATTTGGATATCCGCCACCGCTAGGTTCTAAAATAAAAGTTACTTATATTAAAACCAGAGGTTCGGCAGGTAATATTGGAGGAAATCAATTAGATATAAAATTTATAGATCCTGGAACAGATTCATCAGGTGAGCAGGTAGATTTAAATGAAATACTTGCAATGAATATTACAAGAAATCCTATGTTTGGTTCTGATTCAGAAGACCCTCAGTTTACTAGATTAATTGCACCGTATGCAAGTAATTCATTTGTGTTAGCTAATCCTAATAATTATATTTACTATTTAAGTAAGTATGATTTCTGGTCTTTTATAGATGCTTACAATACAAAGAATGATGAATATTTAGATGATGATAATATTATTTACCTTTTCCTAATTCCAGATATTAAGAAAAAATTAACAAGTGATTTAGATTATTTTAGTGTACCTGAGGTAGAATTTACAATGAGTACACAAGAGAAAGAAATGACTTATGAAATATTAAATAAAAGTGGAAGGCAAGTAGTTACTGCTGAAACTCGAATAGTGGATCCGACTATTAAAAGGTATGCTCTTAATATAGTAATAAGATGGTTTGATAATTATGATAAAGATTCTATAAGAATTGAAATACGAAAAAATTTAGATGAATACTTCTTAAATGTAAATAGGAGAGATAGAATACCTAGATCAGATATTATTTCAATAATTGAAAACGTTGAAGGTATTGATTCTGTAAACGTATTTTTTATATCAGAAGTTAATGAGCAGGCAATAAGAGATGGTTTTTACTTTATACCTGTGTATGGAACAGATCCTGTGACTGACCAAAGAGTTCTAATTGAGAATAAAAAAATTGTATTAAAGAAAGGCGAAGATCCGCAATTAGGATTAGACAGTTTTGGGGATGTGATTATTGAAAATAATGATATAGCAATTATAAGAGGTGGTTGGAAAGATAGAAGTGGTACTTACTATGAGCCTATACCTGAAGCTAATAAAATAAGTTCCCTTAATGTATTCTATAAAGAAGCAATTGCAAATAATCTTTATAATAAAATACAACAAGAAAAATATAATAACACTAAAAGAAACAGAGGAACTACAATTGCTACTGGTACAAACTCAGCAGGATTAAACACTGGAAGGTTACAAAATAACCCAACACTAAAAGCATTAAAAGGAAAATAAAATGGCAACAGTAAAAAATAATAGAACAGGATTCCCTAGTTTATATAGAGCTACATATGAAGAAGGTTGGGAATTAAAAAATACAGGATTTGATTATTCTAAAGTATTATTACAAAACAGTATGTCTAAGTATATGTTTAGAAATATACATTTAAAAACATTTCTAAAAGATTACTTAAATCCTATAATGGTTTTATACATTAATAGAGTTAAATACCTAAGAATTTATTTTAATTTTGCAGTTCCTAAATGGTATCAAAAAATAAATTAAAAGCACAGTGACCAAAAATTGGCAACATTTATACTTCTTTGATAAGCATGGGAAGAATTACAATATGGCATATGACAGTTCAACTGATAAGTGGACTGGTGATATTTTCTTGCCACAGGTTTCTATTGATTTATTTGAAGTAGGTCAGCTATTCATTTTACAAAAAATGATTGATAGCGCTAGTGGTACATTTATGTTTGGTTATCCACATGGGTATGAACAAATTGCTACTGGGGATAATTGTGACTGGGATATAAGTTGGGAAACAACTCAACCTAATGAAATATTTCTTTTTCAATTTAATAAAGAATTTAATACTGGTACACAGTCTGCATTAGTACAGGAACCTGATGGACCTCCACTTATAAAGGTAGATAAATTAAATGTACCTTTACAATATGATAATAATCAGACTATAGATACTGAAGGTTTTATTATAACTGATCAAATTAAATCTGAGGCTCTTCAAGTAGATATAGCATTTTCTTCACCAGATGAAAATACATACAGAAGAACTTTAATTATAACAGATGAATGCACAAATACTATCATAGGTGAATTTACAGTTTACGCTGAAAGTATTGATGAAGACGAGAGATTAAGAACTATGACTCAAAATATGGGTTATAATGTTATTGCATCTGATAGTACAATTTTTAGAGATACAAATCTAAAAGAAGCATTGCCTGATTTTGTAGAGATTAATCTTAAGCGTAAAGAAATTATGATGGAGGGTAGCAATATATACCCATTCATAGGATCTTATAAAGGTTTAATTAATGCTATTAAATTTTTTGGATATGATAATTTAAAACTTAGAGAATTCTGGAAAAATGTAAATGCAAATTCTCCACAATTTGGAAAGCTTATCCAAAGCAATGCAGTAGATTTGTTTTCTCCTACTGCACAATTTGATGACAAGAAAATTACTTTGCCTAATAAAAACTTTAGGAAGACAAGTATGTTTGAGCTCATCTATAGAATTAACAGAATTGTTCCTAATAGATTTACAGAAGAAGATTTACCAATAACTGAAGAATTACAAGATTTTACTATTGAAGAAATTTTAATTAAGCTATTTGGTTTAAAAAGAAAACTAGAAAACGAGTATCTTCCACTTAATGCGCATATACAAGGTATTACGGCTGAGGCTGATTATTTTGGTTTATTAGAGGTTACAAATACAATAAGCAGGAATGATACAAACACCATTAAAGCTGGTATTAATACTGATTTTAAAATTGCACCAGCGACATGTACTTATTTAGAAGACTTAAGAAGATTTGATTCCTTTTGCTTAGATGAAGCTGCTGTAGTTGGACAAGCAATAGTTAATTATTGTAATGCATTTGTTGCGCCTTTATCTGGTGCAGGTGGTGTGGCTGCCGTTGGACAAAATATGATAATGAATTATGTACCTGGCCAAATTTTACCTCCTCCTCCTATTGGTCCTGACCCAAACAGCGTGCTTGGTGCATTACAAACTGGCCAAGCAGTTCAAATAAAAGATGTTGCTGGTGTATATGCTGCATACTTTGCTAGATACGCTCCTAATTTAAATAAAGTGGCTGGGTTAGATTATAAAGATGGTTATTCATCTGAATATTTACCAGACCAACCTAATGTACCGAGCGGAGCTTTAATTACGCTAACCAATGATAGTTTTAATAATTTAACATGGAATAATATTGATAGTACATGGGATCAATTAACAAATGCTAATGATTTCTTTACTTTTGATTTTAATATTCAAGGAGCAAATGTTGGTGATGTTTATACTTTAAGTGATCCTGCTTCAGGTACGTCTGCAACACATACAGTTATTGCAGGAGATACTATACAAACAATTACAACTTCAATATTTAATCAGGTGGCTGCATTTAAGACTGCACAAGTAGATCCTTGGTTATGGTTTGATTGGTCACAGGTTACTAATGACATAGGACCTTGTATTAGAGGTTATGGTAATGATGTTAATAGATTTAGAGCAAGTTTTACATTGGCTAACCCTGCGAGCGGAGGACAGTTTACAACTATACAATTACCTGGTGAAACATTATTTACGTGGGATGGTTTAGAATCTGGCAACTTTACAGAAATAGAATGGACTGTTTATAAAGATGCATCTGATATTTCACCTGCTTATTATTTTCAGATAAGAGGATCGGTAGGTCAGTATGGTACTTTACCTATGACATTACCTTATGTTGGTGTTTATAATGTTGAAATGAAATTATTTGATTTATATAATAATATTTCATCATCAGTAAAGCATGATGCTATTTGTGTTGAAGGAAGAGAGGTCGAATATTCTGGCTGGTATCAATCAAGAAAATTAAAATATACATGGAGTAGTGAAGCTAAATATACTTGGAAAGATTATGGATCTCTTTGGGATTTGCCTATAACACCTTCTATAACATGGGAAGAGGAGACTCCTAGTTTATATGAATCACTTGATAGAATTAATGCAATATTAGCTACATTTGGAATTGGAACACCTACAGATTTTCAATTATTAAATTACCAGGATAATGGTAAAGCTAGCTTTAGCGGCCCTTATCAATGGAAAAATTTAAATGACAGATCATGCACATGGAATAATGCATACCACTTATGGTGGGATATGACATCTACATCTGGGGATACACCTGCATTTTTTCAGTTCAGTGAAATAAAACCTAATACATATTTAAAGATTGTTGATAAAGACGGTGTTACAGGAACTCATTTCTTTGATGCTGCAACCGTTACATTAGGAGATGCTGTTAGTCAGCTTAATGTTAGCACTAATCCTATTATTAATAAATACGTTTATAACTTAGTATTAAATTCTGCTAATAGTGAAATGTTTGTACAGGCAGTATCTAGATATTTTGGAAAGCATGGAGATTTTCAATCAGTAGATATAGTAGATGTAAATGGAATTAGAATTTGCGCAACAGGTACTGGTAATAGTACTGATTATTTTGGGGGGCCAATAGAACTAACTAATCTTTACCCACCGTTTGCAAAAGCATTACCAATAAATGGAATGACACTAGTTTCGGTTGGTGCAATAAGTGGAGCACCAGCTGTTAAATCTAATTTTGTAGAAAAAGTTGCAAGATGTGTTGAAATGATATTAGACCCAAGTGCCACTGGAATAATATATGATAAGCAAGCCGCCGTATTACAATCAATGCAATCATTAAAAACTATTCAGAAGATTGGATTTATTGGTATGGGTTCGTATACTCCTGCTTTAGATACTTTACCAGGATGGGACCAAACTAGTGATGATAATGCAAATGTTGATTTTATTTGGCAAGATGACAGTCTTACTCCACAGGCACAAATTACAGAGGTATTAGAACATTTACTCCATACTATAACAACATTTGGTTTACCTGGTGCATATCCAAATGTATTTAATCAAACATCACCATCTGGCCCAACATATGCTGCAATGTCTGAAGCAATTAATAATGGTGTGTTTGATACATCAGGATATTCACAACAGCCTGGCCAAACATTAGGTGAATTTAGAGCTTTATTAATGAGAGAATATTTATACTTATTAATATATGCTGAATGGAATCTTATTACCACATATATAAGCGGTGGGACACTATCACCTGAATGGACTGCAAATAATCCTTCTGATGTTGCAACTAACAACCCATTAGGCCATGCACTATATACTAATTTTATAAGTAAATTATTAGTAAAACCTGATACTACTGTATTAGATTCAATATTTGCATTACCAAGTAACTTATCAGGTTATGTACCTTTTGAAATAGACCCATCGGGCGGGAATGTAGATTGTTTAAGTATAATTTACCGATCTAGCCAAAGTATAACTAGCAATCCTACTTGGGGAACTGCTAAATTTATTAATGATGGTAAAGTATTACCACCGATGACATGGGCTATGTTTGTCTATGATAAATGTAGAATAGTTGGTAAAGATGCTCCTAGGTGGATCATATCTAATACTACTAACTCATCAGTGGCTGATATATATTTTGAAAGCAAGTATCTAACATATCTTTTTAAAGAACCAGGAAAGTATATGATTTCATTAGAACTTACAGATACGAATGGGAATAAATATAAAAAGGATAGAAATATCTTAAATATAAAAGAGATTGAAAGATCTCAACAAATTTAAAACAAATAAAATAAAATGGCAATCAGCGTAACAGAAATTTTAGGAACCGATTCCTTATCCGGATCAAGGTTAGTTATTAATGATAACTTTAATGTTCTTGCTAGTGAGATTAATGCAATGGAGGTATATTTTGCCCCTGCTGCAGGTACACTTACTAATCTAAATAATCTTTCATCTGAAGCATTAAGAGTTGGTTTAAGTACTATACTACTTGATATTAATGCTAGTACTTTTGATATTCTAACGAATGTTAAAATGACCGGTAATTTAAATATGTCAGGTGGCGGAGTATTCAGAAATGATACAAACCCAACACCTCTTAATGACACTACAGCAGGTGCAGGTATGGCAATTAATGTTGGAACTAGTACAGCAATACCACCTTTCACAATGAATAGGTGTGGAAATACTGATATTACAAATCCTTTATCATTATCATTATACCAAGGAAGTATAGGACAAGAAATATTCTTTATTTGCACTGAAGGTAGTGGTACTGTTAATATAGCTTCACCAACAGGTTTAAACTATATAGTAACTACTGGTGCAACTAATACTATTACTTTAGATGAGGTAGGTGAAAGTGTACATCTTTTAGCTATTGATAATGGATCAGGTATTCCAGTCTGGTTTATAGTCGGTGGAGAAGGATATACATTATCATAATAATTAAAGAAAGAAACTATACATGGCAACAACGCCCTTAATCAGAACTCCACAAGCAGATGGGGGATCGTTTTATACGTTCTCTTCTTCTGCTAAAGACTTATCTAGAACTCTTAATAATGACGAGCTTAAATTAGTCTTTTCTAAGTTTGTGCTTCTTAATCTTCCAGATATGGATAGATTAGATCCAACAACATTTAGCCAATATCAAAACTATATGCAGTTTGATACTATAGATGGTGCAATTTGGAGCGGTGGGTTAAAAGGTGATCCTAATGTTAATTTTACTGAGAGTCTTCAGAATTACGCGCTGAATTTAGAAGAACTTATTATTAGCGACTCATCATATGATAATACTACAAATTTAACTGTTACTGAGAGAGTATTTTTTAAATGGTTAAAAGAAACTGGTGCAATGAGGTTTAGAGAAGCCACACCATTAGAAAAAGCCAACGGTATTACTACGCCGAGATTTGTCGAGGAGGATGAGGTAACGTCTGGGACTAGACAGTATAGAAGGGTTGTTAGATATATTGGTGAAATTGATATTGTAAATAATGTAGATAAAGCCGGAGAAGCTTATACAGAATTATATATTAATGTACCAACAGAAGTGGGTAGAACACCTACAATCCTCTTTGATTCAGTATCTGATAATAACTATCAACCATCATTAAAAATACAAGGTACAAGCGAGTACATAATGGGTAGGAATACAGCAACAGTCCACCCACAAGGTTTAGATATTTTAGCTTGGTATGATTATGATCAACCATTACAGGGCGCAGGGCCTGCGGGTTATACTGATCCAGATGCCAATTGGATGGATGAGGCTACGCCACCAAACACAGTTGATTCATATTTTACAGAACCTAATACATTTACTAGTGTTCTTAATGCAAATATTAGAAAATATCCAGCTGATTATAATAACCCATCAGGGTTTTCTGGTTCAGCATATGTAAGGAGTGAATTAGATGGAATTAGTGTAGATTTTAATCCTAATGATTATGAGCAAATTGTAAAGGATGCTACGATAAGTACAATACCACAATTTAATGGAACTGATTTAGCTGAATCTTTTGAATTTAATGCAGTAGCTGTTTATTATGATATGGTGGACTTAAGTGATTCATCTAAAACAAAAACTAATTTATACGGTATTTTATTATTAGATAACGTTACACCAACTACCGACGGTGGATATATTCAAAGATACCCAAAATATAAACCTAATTTAGTAACCGGGCAAAATGGTAACAGCTATGGGTTTAAAATAAATTTAAGATTTGATGCTTCTCCTGGTAGTGCAGGTATTGATACAATTGTAAATGATTACAATACCTTTTCAATGGGGCTATTCTCAGATGCATCTGCTCAGCTTCAAGCATCTGCACAAATTTTTCAAACACAACAAGTAGAATTAACGGATATACAGACTAGATTAAATGCAGTTGAAAATACATTAAATTCAGTTAGTACATCTGCTTTTTTACAATCACAAATTAATAATTTACAAATACAACTTGATAATGCATCTTTGGCATTTGCGAGTAGTACTACCTTATTAGATTTAATTGCTAAAAATTCTGATGAAATTCAGGCATTAGCCAATGGAGATGTTTCTCAAACTTTACAATATAATACTGAGGTAGTTAGACAGGGTGAAGGTATAACAGTAAATACTAATACTCCTAATCAAATTCAAATATCAAATAATGTCCAGGCATATAACTTTATGGTTCCTTTTGATAGTAGTGATGTTCAAATTACAACAACAGCTCCTCTGAATCTTAACGTTGTTAACCCAGAGGTATTTACAACACTAGGAACATATACTAATATGTTAAGATTAGATACTATTAATCAAGCAAATGGTGATCTTTCTATTTATATTGATGATACTGCTGTTCAATGGAGAACAGGGCAAACTATTAGATTAACATTTAATAATGTTCCTCTGTTAGGATCTAGAGATATAAAAATATACACCGACGCGCCAAGCAGACTTAATAATGGATCGTTTGGAAAATTGGCAGCAACAATACCTAATTCACAAATAAGCTCTTTACCTATTATTGATTTAATTTGTACAGAGAGAGGTGTGTTAACATTTGTATATGACTGTATCAAATAAATATAAAAAGTAAAAATAGATAATGGCTGAAAATAATTCAATACAAACTTTGCTACCGGAGTTACTTAGACTTTTTAATAACTCTTTGGAGGGCTTTGAGAAAGTTAACCAAGCAATTACATCAAGCCGAGATTCAGTAACTGTTAACATACAGAATAATGATGGTACTAACTCTAGGATTACTATTCCTAGTTTTGGATTTCTAAAAAATTCTGTTGATAGGTTAAATACCAATATTAATACAATTACTAATTTTAACGATGGAAATAGTTCGATAAGATTAGCTGATGGTACCTTTAGGAAATTAGTTTTAGCAAAATTACCAACAGAAGCGCAAGACTTGACCTCATTAAATTCTATTAATGAGTTTGATGTTAAACCTAATTGGTTCTTTGAAGAATTAATTAATCCTCTATTGTATGTAGCATTTGATATTACAGGCCAGGCACCTATTGATACTGAGCGCGCCATTGTACAGAGATATATTTTAGATACTAATAGTCAAAGTAAAATTAATTTCTTTGAAAATCAATATAATGGAAATGCTAATATAGATTATAATACTTTTTTACAAGAAATAGTAGAGAAAAATATTTCTTATGTATTAGATGAAGCTGTTGTTGATTTACCACCAAGAGATAAAAGATATTCTGGCAAGTTTAGTGTTATAAGAATAGGAGAGGAAAGTGTTACTGAAACAGTTAACGGTGTAGAACAAACAACTGTTCAGAAACTATACAAACTTAATAAAATATTTTATACTGATTCTGAAGCGGATTTTGCAGATACTGTTCAATTAAAGGTAGGCGATAGTTTAGAAGTAGTATCTACGCCTATTGATACAAGATATACTGTTACTCAAATTGATTCTAGTACTAATTCAGTTACTGTAAGATTACAAGAAGGTCAAAGAACTATAAGTATTGGTGCTGATGTTTTAAAAATAGGATCTTCTTTAAGTGATACATTAGAGGTTGACGTCACTGTAGGATTTAATGAAAGATGTGTAACATTTATTAAACCAATAGATCCAGATTCTAAAATACCTGCAGTTAATTGGTCTCCGGGTAGTGGATTTTATACAAATTCTTTGACAACTGTTAATTCTGCCGGAGAAGCACAAACACTATCCGATTATTATCAACAAAATGCAGTTGATTTTGGAAGGTATCTATTATCGTTTGCACAAGATAAGATGCCAACTAGTAGAGAAGGTGTTACACCAAATGCCCCAGTATTATCACCAGATGATTTTACTGTATCTTTAATTAATGGCCAAGTAAGTAATTCAGATGCTATTGTTCAACTTAAAGATTTAAATAATCAAAAAAATACTATTCAATCTACGCTATCAGAGTTAGATGTAGCAATTGGACAGAGCAGAACTAAAATACAGACAACTAATTATACAACTGAAGTAGAGCGAGATGCAGATAGAAATGCATTACAAGGGTTAATTACTGAAAGAGCTGCATCGGCAAAATTATATGCATCTGTTGTAACTGAAATTAATTCTTTTGCTTCAGATAATTCAGTAAGTAGTATAACACCTAAGTATAGAGTAAGAGGTTTCTGGTCAATGCCTGAAGAAAAATCTACACCTGCAACTGGTGTACAGGATATTATAAAATTTAAATACCGTTATAGATATCTTTCATCTGACGGCGCAGCTAATCCAGTTAATCAATTTACATATACTGATGGTAGTGGTACTAGCCAAGGTGCATTTTCTAATTATGTAATAGTAGATAGTGTATTAAGACCTAGAACAAAAAATTCTATAACAGGATTATATGAATGGACTCCAATAGATGATGATAATGCTGATTCAGTAAATATAAATCAATTAGATATTCCTATTAGGAAAGGAGAACAGGTTGAAATACAAGTAAAATCTATATCTGAGGCAGGGTGGCCATCTAATCCATTAGAAAGTGAATATAGCACAGCAATAAGAGTAGAATTTCCTGCTGATCTAAGTTCTGATAGTGCAATAGAATCAATACTTGCCCAAAATCAAGAAGATTTGGCATTAGTGGCATTAAATGAAAATTTAGAATCTATTGGATTGCCAACCCATTTAAGCAGTTCTTTTACTGCAAACGAAACTTATTTTGCTCACTCATCTCCTGTAATTGCATCAGGATTCTTATCAGAGAATCAAACACCTATTGATCTTTTTACAAAATTAACAGAAATGCAAAATCAATTAGATTTATTTTCTGAAATATTAAGCTCTGCACAAGGTGAATTAAAAACAACATTGGTTGATGATACTGGTAATACATTTAATTTAAGACGAAATGCTACTACTAAAATATTTGCAGGATTTTATGGACAAGAGGTTAAAAGCTTAGATGATCCAAGAGGAGCTGTTGTTTCCAAAACTTATTTTATTAATATTGCAAATGAATCTCAAACTGCTTTACAATTATTAGCTAGAGTTACAGGTAATAGAAGTAGGATGGTAAAACAATCAGAAAATCCTGCTGACTATAGTGCTACTGGTGCACCAGGGGTAGGTACTCTTATAAATGGATCTACTATTCTACCGGCAACATATTCATGGTTAGATAATAGCCAAGCCAATCAATCTAATAATAGAGCAACATTTAGAGCTGATGATACAGATTATAACACAGTTAGAAAATATGATTTAACTCCTATTATCTTAACTAACCCAGATGTGACTGCAAGTACCCAATATGAACAAACTGTTTCAATACCACCATTCCAGTCTACACAAAATAAAAATCAATTTATTTATAGTAGATATTCTGATGTATCGGCCGAAGGTGATTTTTATAGTTATGTTAACCCAGCATCAGATTATACTTTTAATTTAGATACCGTAGAAAACTTTTATAATGCAGCAAGTAATTCTGGTGCAGGAAATCCTACCACTGAATTTATTTGGGGCGGTGGTTTTTTACCATCAGGTTTACCGACAACGGCAACATCTTATCCAGTAAATGATGATGTGGTGGCAGTTTCAATCGCCCACCCATACTTAGTAAATTATACTGCATACAGAGAAGCTTATGAATCTTTTACTGGCGATACTAATACTTTACCTGCAACTGTTCCTGCAGGTGGTCTAGATTGTAGCGCAGGTGGTAATGGTACAGGTAGCGTATTATTTAGGCAATCAAAATTTGCACCGTTAAAGATAGATCAACCTTATGGTAAGCAACAAGCAATTTATTTAAATGAAAATGTTACTGATTTATATAATTTATCAACGGGGTCTGGTGGTGTTTCACAATTAACAGTTCCGTTTGATAGCGGACAAAGCTTACAAGCTAGCCCTTCAATTACAACGCCTGCCCTAGCTAATCTTTGGGATGTATCTGCTGCAGGTTATATTACTGGTGGTTATGCTAGGAATGCTAAAACTTCATTTGAAGGTTTTGATCAATATACATTAGGAAAGCAGAGCTGTGGATCTTACTTATTTATATCTTCAGATAATCATTTAAATATTCAAGTAGATGGAGATTCTATACAATCTATAGAAATTGTGCAATTTGGACAACAAAATGCAATTAGTGTTCCTTTAGTATTCCAATATAGAATGACTGATTATTTCGGTACAGTTTCAGGTAGTGGTTTAGGTAATGTTGGCGGAGATTCAACTGGATCTACTGTTAATCTTACTTATGCAAAAAGAATAGGATTTGATTTACTACCTAATAATTCAGATGTTATACAATTTGATATTGAGGTTAGCGCAAAATATAGATCTGATAGGTTGACTTTAGATGTATTCCCTAAAGCAACAGTAACCAAAGGATTAAATGATTTAGAGAAGGTTGTCGCAGGACTAAGACCATCAATAACGCAAACCACAGTATCTGGTGGTGGTGGCGGTGGAGGTAGAGGTCGTGGGTCTCAAACTTTTATTGGTACAGCTAACTTATAAATTTAACCATGTCTTTTAGTGAATATATAAAAAAAGTGAAAGATAAATGGCCGAAAACTTATTCGATAAAGCATCATACAGTTTAGTTAGAACTAATCCTAAATTGACCGCTAATGTAAAGCTTGTGTCTGATGGCACAGATATTTACTTAGAATCTTTTAGTGCAAATACAAGACTATCTTCACAAAAATTTAAAGCATTTAAAGTTGATGGGACTAGTACCTATGATCAAGATGTTTTTAGATTTTTTGATTTTGGTAAATTTCCTATTGAGGCTGCATATGAAATATTTCAAGAATATGAAGATACTTCAGTTTTATCTAAGTATGGTAATCAATATGAAATGTTTTACTGTGCAGGGACTAGATCTGTAGCATCTACTAGTTATCCGCAAAGTTTAGGTACTCTTGCCCCGTTATGGTTAAATGAACAAATTCCAAACTATTTTGTAGTTTTTAGATTAGATAACCCGGCAGCAGTTAATAATTTTAGAGCGCCTAGCCAAAATGAAAATACTAACAGTGCACAAACTTCAGTTGATTTTAATAAAAATGTTTTAGAGAATTGTACTGCAATTAAAACTTTTGATTTAACAGAAGGAACTGCGCTAGGTTCTTATATTAGAAATTATAGAAACCAAGAAAACTTTCCAGAAGTTCCACTTAATATGACATGGAGAAAAGATGAACCTATTTTATGGAATGGTATATCTTACAAGAGTGGTGGATTTACAAGTTCTGGTAATTTTGCGTATAAAGATATGGTAGTTAAAGATTCTACTATTATGCAAGATGAGTATTTATTTACACAAGGTTTTCAGAATAATGGTATTATCTTAGCTAACTTATTAAATATGGAATTTTTGTTTGATGATCCTACTGCTGATGACTATTCTATTAATAGATATTTTGGGATGTATGTTAATGATATTGAAGAAGGTCAGTTTGATATATCAGGTGAGGCATTCTACAAAGGAACATCAACAGAAAAAACACAACAGCCTACAATACAAAGTATAACTGAAGTTTCCCAATTTTTAAATACACCGTTGGAGCTAACAAATAAAAATGGTATATTACTTTATTTAGATCCTCTAAAAACTGAAACAATTACAGGCTTACCTACACCGCAAAGAGTTAATGAAGTAGAATCTATCTTTTATGTTAAAGATAAAGAAGATGACTTTCATACAATTAAAAAAGGATCTACGTGGGGTAATGATCAAATAAGATTATTTGATACAGAGGTAGACATATCTTTATTCACTGGGTATAAAGACCCGGATACATTTGCAAATGCAAGTATTTTAAACAGAGCCGGTATTTCTCAGATGTATATTAAAGTATTAGACAATGTTGAAGAAGGGAGTAAGATATCATTTTATGATGGGATTAATTTTACTGGAGAGATATTTGCAGATAGCACAATGGCCACTATTCCTGGTAAATCTTTTGAAAGATTTTTTAATCCTAATGGGACATTACAGGAAGTTACTCAATCCATAACATCTGCTATTAATAAAGGAATAAATGAAAATGACAGATTTTTTGTAGCATCCTATAATGATACTACAGTTTATGTAAAATCAAGGTTTAGTGGAACTAGATTTAATCGGTTGAATTTTAAGATGGATATTTCATTTCCAGAACAATTTCAACAATTGGAAACGTATCCTGCCACATCATTAGCCTTACCAGATAAAAACTTTGTAGGAGGTAACGACACAAAGAATAGTTTACTTAAAGTTACATTAGGAGATCAAGAAAGATTTGTGAAAGGTAATTTTGTACAGACTACTGGAGGCTACGCTGAAATAGGTGATTGGGTTCCTTATACCGATGAACCTATTTATGATGGCTTAGATCAAATAATTGGATATACTGATATTGATAAGTATGCAATAATTACATGCGACGATAATCAAATAATGGTTACTAGGTCTAACCAAGTAGCTCTGTATTCAGATTATAAACCTTCGTTTGGTAGATTTTCATTTTTTGAGGTTAAGGATTTTGATTTTGATTTTTATAGTACTTTATATAGTGAAGAAGGTGAACTTAATTTTGAATTAGCAGAATACAACCAACTTGTTGCTAATGCAGTCCAACCTTATAGTACTACACCACCGTTTGTTGATTACGCTGGCGTGAGTAAGAATCCAAATATTAGAAATTTTTATGATAATGGTGGCTTTTATAATCTTATTGGTTTATTAAGTGATGCCGAAGACCAGAATCCTAATGATGAGTATATAAAGAGTGAATACATCAGGCTCGAAGAAAATTTTATAACTTCACAGGCGGCTGCGTCTAGAATTGCTCCTTATATAAATAAATGGGCTTGGATTAATAATGGTAAAGATGTAAGAAACCATCCATATAGGTTGAATGTTAATGAAGCATTTGGTATAAATAATTTCGCTTCTTCTAAATGGGACAAAGTTCAAGAATCTAGTGGGTTTACTCATGAATGGTATTACTTATCTGAGTTTCCAAAATATTTTTTAACTAACAATGATGCAATTAAAAGCTCCTGGAGTTATGTCGATAAGGCGGCTACTGATAGTATTAATGCTAACCCAGTTACTGGACAAGTTTATGTACCCGGTACCTTTCAAAATATAAATACTAATTATTTTAATGATTATTTTATTGTACAAAGATTTACTGCAGGTGGTACTATAAATGAAATTGATAGACAACTTAGATACGGTAGGTTTACTGGTGGAAATGAAAACAATTTTTCTGAAACATTTTTAAGAGGGGTTAGAATTATAGCAAAACCTAAAGCAATAGGGTCGCAAAAACCTAATTTTAATGCATCTTCACTATCATATGTACAAGATGGTTCAATTAATGATTATAGATTTTCTGTAATGTTAATTCCTAATTTACCAGACAAGCCTGAATTAGAAATTAAGTTTATAAAAAATGAAAAATGGAAAACTATAGTAATGTTAGTGTCTATTCAGTATGATGTAGAATGTCTTAATGCAGGTGAACCAATAATAGATAGGACAAGCCTATATTCTTTAAATAGTAATTTTGCAATAAACTCAGATTGTTCTCCACAATACAGCTCCGCTAACGGCTATTTATACAAATCTATAGATATAAGTGGTGCTCTTTCGCTGAATTCATCTTCAGTCGACTCAAATGGAACTTATATAGTAAAAGGGCAGCCTGATATAAATGGAATTCCTACAAACTTTGTAAATGATATTAGAGTTTTGGAAGATGGTACATTTGGAAATATTAAATTTACAATCGGTACTAATGTATATGAAATTAGAGGAATTGTAGATGTTTTAGATTCTGATACATTTAAAGCATCTACATTTACGCAGAATGGTTTTCCTATGGCACTACCTTCATCATCACCTGGTAATGCAGTATTAAGAAGTGCTACCTATACAATACAGAATGGTGGTTATCAACAATTTGCTAACACATTAAATAATATTTCTTTTGGTGAAATATTTGACTCAGTTAATGAAGGTAATCCTGCTATTATATATGAAACAATAACAAAAGATGGTACTCAAGTTAAAAATACTGATGGTACATTAGCACAAACATTTAGTATTGAATTAAGAGCACAGGCTGATATATTAAAATCTATTTATGTAGGTATATTACCTGACCCGGTAAAACCAACAGCATTTAATTTAACTGATGTTGTAGGATATGACTTATCTTTACAAAAGACACCAAGAATAACTCCTATAGCTAGGCATGCGGGGTATTATGAACCTTATGCATTACCTTTACTATCATTTAGAGACCCTTACCAAAACTTAGATTTTGAAGAAGTAACAGGTGGCGTGCTTATTCCAGATGCAGCGTATAAAATAAAAGTAATGGAATTATGTAAATTTAAAAATTCACAATTTAACAGCTCAGATCCAGACTTTGGCCAAATTCAAAATTTCTTTTATCATAAAGTAAATGAAGAAGATCCTTCAACTATTTTAGAGTTATCTAGTGAAAGTGCATTTTCAAGTTTATATCCTCTTATTAATGAAATAGGTATTGATTATAAAGATTTTTATATATTTTCATCTAACTGGGAACCTTCATATTTTATAAAAAGTATTGACAAGTCTCAGATACAAAAAATTATAGGTACACGATCAATGCTTGAGCGTAAATCATTTTTTGGATCTAAATATCTTAAAGTTCCTGAAACTATAAAATTAGAAACATTTAAACCGAGCCCTTTTGTTAAAGGTGCAATAAAACAACCAAGCTTAATAGATGGTACTTTTATGTATCTTGATCAACCTTCAGTAAAGATAAATAAAAGAATTATTAAATCTAATGGAGTAAAACAAGTTAATGCTATTAAGAAAAAGCCCTCATCTCCAGTAGAAACATTTTTCTTATTAAATGAAAAAAGATTAATAGAATACCTATTTACACCAATAAAAGAACAATTTCAAAAATACATTAATCCTTTATACGGTTGGGGTGATTTGGAAACTTTGGATGATGATGTAGAACAATATATAAGAGAAAATATTTTAAAGCTTTATAAAATAGAAAAAGTAGAATTTTATAGTTTAGCAAGTAGAAGTAAAAATCCACCTAATTATACCACAGCTGAATTAACTGATGCAGAAAAAATTAATAATGGTTTAACTATTAACAATAATGTAGCATCAAAAACTTTAAATACAAACCCTTTTGATTTAAAGCTAATATATAATAAAAGAACAGGTTTCTCTGAATCGTATGGGTTCAGTGTCACAATAGTTAAAAAATAATAGAAAAGAAATGCCAATCACTATACAAGAAATAATAGCATCAGATACTATTTCACAACTGGTCGATAAAACTAATTTTAATTTTGATCAATTGTTACTTAATGGTGGAGGGCCCGCAGGACCAGCTGGTCCTATCGGTCCAGTAGGACCTCTCGGAGGCAGAGGGCCAAAAGGAACTACTTGGTATGAAGATGTTTCTATAGTTGCACCAGGTCTTAGTCCTAATGTTGCACCGCCTACAAGCACACCACTTGAAAGCGATTACTATTTGCAATTTAATGGGCAAGTATGGGAATACACTGGATTAACATGGGCTATAACAACAGTAGATTTAATGGGACCTGCTGGACCTGCTGGGCAGAGTGGTGGTTTTGGGTTAGACTTTGGTGGACCAATCCAAATATCTAGACAGACTGCTGTGTATAATGGACCTATCGGATTTGGTAACGGTGCAGATCTTGCAAATGAAGGAATACCTTCAGTTATGATCGGGGGCGCTGTTTCTAATACACCATTTGTTGACGTCAGTATACCTTTAACTTCTTCTTATGTAATACCTGATGCTATAGCCACAACGCTAAACACGCCAGCGGCATCATTAATGATTCATCAGAAAGATGCAACGGCCAGAGGAATAATATTTCATGGGGGTTATACGGTCGGTAATCCTGAGAAATTTGAACAAGTAGATATAAGCCAATTGAGTAGCATTGGAATTAGTAATGATGATAGGTTAGTCTTATCAGCAACAAAACAAGCAACCTCTGCATTAAATCTTAATCAAGTAATAGGCTTTGAGGTTAATGTTCCAAAAAGATCTCAACAATATACTGCAGGTAAAGCAATTACTTTCCAAACAGGAATTGAAAATATAGCAGCTTTTGGTGGTGAAAATTCAGACTTTCTTATTGATGTAGGTACTGGTTCAAATGCCGCTGGAAACAAATTTGTACTAACTACAGCAGGTACAGTAAACACTACAGTTTTCCAGGCAGGTGGTGGGTTTCCTGTTAACTTATCACAAAACTCGCAAGTTGGTGTTATACAATTACAGGCAGGTTTAATTAATTTAACATCATCTGTAAATCAAAATATTCAATTAAATTCAGGTGGGCAATTAAAATTAGATACTACACAAGGAACTAGTCCTGCTGGGCAAATTCAATTAAGATCAGCTACTGGTGGAATATTAGCAACATCATCTGATGGTGATATTACAATACAGCAAAGTAAAATTGGTGGCACTGCAGATATTTTTATAGAAAATCTAAGGCAGCTTCCGCCAGCTGGTGATCCGGATGTAGGTGGTGATATTTATATTAGAGGAAATAGTCAAATAATTTTAAGAAATGAACAATCTAGTGCGCTAGCTAATCCTAGTATAGTTCTTGATTATAATTATTATACAAACGGCGATCCTACTAAGCCACTTATGCCACACACTAGGTTTGTTGGGCAAAGTACTTGGACAAAGTCAGGAATACCAGCTAGTACAACCCCTCCTAATGCTAATACTTACCAATATAATAATATGCAAGGTGTATTGACAGGTAGTACCTCTACTTTTATTAAAACGGGAGATGCAAATTACTTTGGTATGACACCAGGATCAAGTATGCATGAGTGGCTAGGTGGTACTCAAACAATATCGGGAGTATCTGCAGGAATGATTAGAGTAGGAATGGGAAGTGAAGGACCATCAAGTCCAGTTCCAGCCTATGGATTTAGTGCGTGGGATAATTCATTAACAATAAGTGTAAGATCTTTTAATGAGTATAACGAATACTTTTCAGCTAATTCAAATAAAACTGCTATTGCAGGAACATATGTGCATAAGAGAGATAATAACACAAATAGTGTACAAAATAGTAATCCGATGTATGACTATGCTTCTCCACAAGTAGCACCGTATGAATATGGATGGGATTTGGTGAATGCGGTACCTTCGTTTAGTACAACTTTCCCAACACCAGGAGCAATGCCATTACAAGCAGATCTTAATAAGCCTGTGATTTTCTTAAATTTCGGATATGGGTTAGGGTATGATAATAATCTAGGTGGTGGTGGTACTCTTGGGCAACAGAATTACTTAGGTAACTTTAATTTTCCTACGGGACTGTATCCTGGACAAAAACTTACTGTGATAATTAAAAATCAAGCAACATTATGGACTCAAAACAAAAAGAATAGTAATCCCCCTGGGCAGACCGAAACACTTAGTTATTATGGAACAGTAAGAATACATTTTCCTAGATATAGGATCAAAATACCATCATCTTCCAATGTTTGGGAGAGTTGGATGCAGACTGGAAATTTCGGCATGTATGATGGATTCCATACAATAGATACGACCACCAATGCTGGGCATGCGAACCAAGGCGCTACTGTGGTAAGAGTTTTAGATTTAATATGGGATGGGGCAGAATCAATTAACAGAGGAAGGAATTACAGTTTAACCACAGTGATCGATCAGGAAGATACTAAAACAGAATGGGGCTGGGTAATAATATCTGATAAATTAACTCTCCAGGGAGGAATTTCTGGTTATGAAACAACTTAAAATTTAAATATTTTTAAAATGACAAAAAAAGAAATAAAAGAACTTAATGGTTATGTAAGTAGATATAGGGAAATTCAACTTTCCTTAGATTTAATGCAAAAGAGTATTGAAAGTTTAGCAAAGAAAAGAGATGGTCTTTTTGAAGAAGTAGACCAAATGAAAAGCAAAGAAAAAAGGTTTATAGATAAAATTGCAAAAAAGTATGGAGCTACTGAAGTAACTCCTAATAAATTAATGAAGTATATTAAATGATTTTAATTATTAAAAATATTCTTGGCGTTTTAACAGATCCAAAAAACACTAGGATGTTTTTATTTGGTGGAATTGTTTTGCTTTTTATTTTATTACTTAGACAATGTAATGCTACTGATGCGGCTAGAGGTGAGGCAAGTAGAATTGAAAATAATTGGAAAGCTTCATTAGATACTATTGAAAACTATATAGATAAAAATGGTAATGCGGCAGCGGAGATAAGGGCATTAAGTTTAACATTAGAAGAGGTAGAAAGCAAGCTAGATTTTGAAAAAGAAAAACCACCTTTAACTATAATTAAGACTGAAACCGTTATTAAAGAAGTAATTGTAGAAGTACCAGTTACTGTGCTTGATACTGTTGTAGGTAATTTTAATTCTGCTTTAACATTTTCAGATACGGCTTCATGGGGTAAAAGTTTTAGAAAGGTTGGTGTTTTTGTACCTTATGAGATTGACGGTACATATATAGATTTTGGTAATGCTAAAATAGACTTAAATCAGAATATATTTTTATCTGCTGCTTTAACTAGAGATACTAAAACAAAAGAATTATTTGTTAATATTTCAACAGATTATCCTGGTACTACATTTAATAGTGCTGAAGGTATATTAATTGATCAAAACAGTAAAGCATTTAAAGATCTACAATACCAAAATAGAAAAACACTAGGATTAGGTTTACAGCTAGGGGTTGGTCTAAGTGGTAATGGTGTTACTCCTTATGTTGGGGTTGGTTTAAATTACACACCAAAGTTTTTACAATGGTAAATAAATAAAATAGAATGGAATCATCAAGATTTATACAAATATCTGAGCAAATACTTATAGAGTATGTTTATACTAGCCAGGCAACACCTACTACGTTTAATACTGCTACATATCCTATTGAGCTTATGAGAGATGCTAATACTAAAGGAACTTATTTCTTTAATACTGATAGTGTTTCAGCAATAATGGGTAACTATAGAGATATCTCGGCAGTATCTAACAATGAAGCCAAAACACAGTATGTTTCATTAGATACAGATATAGGTGTTCCTTATAATGATTATAGCCCGGAGCTAACTGATAGCGCAAATCTTTTACAAGCATTCACGCCTCAATTGGATGTTGCTTATGATAAAATAAGAATTCATTTTATTTCAGGATTTAGTTTTGAAGGTTTTGATGGAATTGTATTCGAAACTTTAGCACCTAGGAGAGATGGTGTAATGTTAAATCTTTCATCTATTAATTTTTTAAAAACAGATACACCTACATTTAATCCTGATCCTTTATTAATTGCTGATAAATTATATGCTACATATATTGAATGGAGAGTTCCATCATTATTCTTTATGAATAATTTATTTGATGCAGCACAGCCTAATGGTGTAGCTTATAAAATTACTGAAGGGCAAGGATTTTTAGGTACTCCACCTATTACACTCAAGGCCACTGGTATTTATGAAACTATTGTTGAAAATGCATATAGTTTTTATGAAATGCAAGAAATTAATTCTGTATCAATTTTAAATAGAGATATCTATGATAATTTATATGCACAAGTAATTCAATCAGAAGCAGGAGATTATTTTGAATTATCAGGGCAGGTTGCAGGATCTTCATTTAGTAACTTTATTGCACAATTAAATTCATCAGGTGGGCAATATATGGTATTTCATGAAATAAGTGTTACTGAACAAGTAGGGCAGGTATTTACACAAACTAGTTTTCAAGTGATATCACAAGACACTGACTTTGATGAACCTGTGTTATTTAGGCCTATTATTAAAAATGCAAATAGTGCAGTTTCCTTTTCAATAAATTATGTATTAAGATTATACAATAAAGCTGATGCTACACAAATAATTAAGAATGCTAAATTAACTTCATTTGATACACAGAAATATGGAAGACAGATGATTCAAATTAATTTAGGTGTAGTACCAACCGTAGCCAATGTATATAATAGAATTAATAATGATACTGGAAAACAAATAGTAGTAGGAACAGGTGGTGCAAGTACGTCAGCAGACACATCCGAACAAATAGTTGAAAAATTAGTAGTAAAAACTAGTTATGTAACAACGTTCAGAGATAGAATAAAAGTTAAGGCTGCAATTTCACCAGTCAAAATACAAACAATAACAGAGAACAATGGCAGCGAAACAAAATAAATTATCGGAGGCTGAACAAATACAAAAGAAAGCCTCAACTAAACAGGTAGTTGGTGGTGTAAGGACTAATATATCTTTGACTAAAACTGAAAAAGAATTTTATCAAAGATTTGTTAATTTATCGGTTAATGAAGAACCATTACCGCAGGGCGATGGTATGATAAGAATATCACAATTTGATGATTATTATCTTTTTACATTATATGATGAAGTTGACGGTGAAGATAAGCCTATTGATCTGAGTAATGTTGGAAATTTATATTTAAACTTTATTGGAGATAAAGATGATATTGATATTTTAAATCATACACAAGTTGATGAAGTGGATTTATCACAAGGAGAAGTTCTTTTTAGAATAACTAGATCTGATAGTAAAAAAATATTAGCTTTATCTAATAATAATTTTTATATTTCTACAAAAATGATTGACCCGTCTGATGGGTCAACATCAGATGAATCGGTTTTATATCAAGGTATATGGTTATCTGTAGACGATGCTAATAGAATAACTTTAACAAGACAAATTGAAGAGGCACGAGTTGAATATAGTATATTGCTTGGTAGATTACAAGATGAGATTACAGCACTTAAAGCAGAAAATGCTGAATTAGTAACTTCTGCATCAGAAGATGATGTAGTTATACAATCTTTACAAAATAGTAATGAAGAATTAACAAATGAAATAGCTGAACTTACTAAAGATTTAAAATCTTCTAAAATAAGATTAATACAGCAGAGAGCCAGATTAGCACAAAGGGTTAGTATGTTACAGATTAAAAAGAGACAACAAATCAGAGCCATACGTGAAGCGTCAAATGTTGCACAAACAAAATCTCAAAAGGTTGCATTTTATAAATCCGCTGCACAAAATTTACAAAACTATACAGTGGGAAATAATGATGTTTCATACTCATCCTATATTAAGGATAGTAGAGAATTTGACGACAGAGATAGATATTAATAAATTATGATATTAAGCGCAAGAAATAATCAGTTTAAATTTGACTTCCCTAGAAACTTTATACCTAAAGAAATAGCTAGTAAGTATAAACCGTTTCTTACAAGAATCCCAGGTGGGTTAATTAAAGAACCTATTGATTATTGGAATTATGGAATACAATCTCTTAATTTACCAGGGCCTTCATTTGACGCTGTCACACAAGTAGATTATCCAGGTAATCAGAGAGCATTTAGATCTAGTGTACCAAAGCAACAATTGTTTGATAAGACTATGACTGTTACAATGCAAGC